TCCCATATAATTAGTACCGACTGAAGAAGTACCTATTCCTGTATAGTAAAAAGTTGACGATGATCCATCCGCAGCTTTATCAATAAGTGTGGCAGTAGGTCCGTCTGAGCCCCAAGGCCCTTCACAATAGTCTGTAGTAACAGTTACAGTAGCACCGCCATATACTGACCAGGAAGAAGCACCTGTATCGGTTAGTTGTAATGCATCTTTTCCAGCAGTTACAAGTGCATTAGTAGTCGCTCTTTCAACAGCAACAGCACCACTATATGTATTAACATTATCCGTATCTAAATAATCCGTATGTGGACCATCACACCACGGACGTATAGTAGCTCTAATATCCGTTGTTGCATATAGTCCATACTCTACTTCGCTAGCATCAAGCGTACCTGTATAGATAGGAGTTTGCCCATCCTTACTACGAATGCCAGTATTTACAGAAAATGGAAAACATGCTTTTATGCGGCGGTTCATATTTATAGACTTCCTTATGGTGTAACGTTATAATCAGCTAGAAGTTGGGCAAGAAGAGCGTCCCTTCGTTTGGTCAAAGTATTTAGCATATTAGTGTAGAAGAGAGTGCGTATATCAGCTATTTTATTGATAAACTCAGCTTCTGCAAACTGTGCTAGCCTCTTATCTATAGAACGTAATTGGGTGGAATCCAGAGATATATTTACAATCTGCTCTCCTTGTGCTTCCATTTTTGTGATCGCAGTTTGAAGATCTTGCAACTGATCTACTATGGATATGACTTCTTTAATTTGGGCGATAGTGGGCATTATGTGTTATTCCTCTAGTTTGTTCCAACGGGTCCATCCACGATATTGGTTCAATAGTCCACGAGAAACTTTTGACATATAACATCTATCTAAACTGTTTTCTTTGCAAAATTTTTTTAAATTAAAAATTTCTATATTATTGCCATCTGGGTCTGTAAAATACCAAGTTTTTGATTTTTTTAATGCTATTTTCTCTTTGGAATCATTGCTGTGGTGCTTTCCGTACATAGGGTTATTTTCTTTTTTACTATACAATTCTTTACGTTTTCTTTTAGTTTCTTCTGATTGTGGTATACCTTTTTTTGCTGCACTTAGTTTTGGATACTTTTTACCTATGCGTGCCTCGCTTATTTTTCTTTTAGTTTCTTCCGAATGACGCTTTCCATACATTGGACAATTTTCTTTTCTACTATACAATTTTTTTAGTGTATTAGAAATTCTTTTTCTAGTATCTTCATCTGGCGGGCTATTAGATCCTCCATCTAATAAATTATAACCATTTGGTTTTTTAGAGTCGTATAGTTTAATATAGAATTTTTCAGCATCATCTAATAAAGTTTTAGATGTAACTTTACAAATAACTTCTGAGTCAAAATTTTCTATTCCATATTTTAATAAAGCATTACCAAACAAAAAATTATGTCTTTTAGCATCAGTCATATGACCGCGCAGTCTAGTTTTTAAATCATACACTGTCTGTCCAATATAGCACTTGCCGTTTATTTTATTTGTTATTTTATAAACTATTCCATACCAATTCATATTTTATTACCTATTGTAAAACCGACCGCAACGATTGTATGAGATCAGCGCTGCCGCTTCGGACAGCAGCTATCATAATATCAACCAAATCTTGCTCGGATAGATTTGACGGAGAAACATTAAAGGAAAACGTTGGCGCGATCGAGACATTCGAGGGTGTCCCAGACCCTCCAGAAAATACTTCTAATGCTGTATTTGGCCTATTAAACGAGGCTAGCTGCGGCACTTGCGCTGTTCCCACTAAAGCCTGAGCAATGAGTGAAGTACTATTGTTGATACCTACGAGTTGTGTTAGTTGATCAGTCGCAGTAGAGATTAACGTATCGTAAGCACTAACTCCTGCATCTCCGATTGCCTGAAGATCTGTTAGAGTCTGTTGGCGAATTTGTAGAAATTCTGTACCGAAGAAATCTTGAGGCGCACTCTGAACGAAGGAGAAAAGGTTATCAATAGCTGTTCTAAACTGATCACTAGCATCAAGAATCTGCTTAGCATCGCCACCACCTACAGCATCATTAAATGCTTTTAGTGCTGCTGCTCTATCTTGAGTTAAGCGCGCTAAAATTTCATGCTCCGTTCCAGGTACGGACGAGATGACTTTATTTATATCCTGATTTACTCCTAGCGCAAAATTCACCTGCTCTACTCTAAGATTTCGCACACCATCCACCATGCTCTGCATGGTATTCACAAAATCAGTGATATTAGTTTGTGCATCTGAGAAGAGTTGATTGATCGTATCATTTAGCGCAGTAACATCTTGTTCATTTAGATTATCACCAAGACTGGCAAGTTTATTTGAGATATCTGTAAAGATAAATCCTAGCGCATCTGAAAAACCTGATTTATCAAGTATAGTATTTACATCAATATTAAGATTTCCAACAAGTTGCTCTGTAAACTTTTTAATTAACTGCACACCAAATCCAGCAGACTGCGTATCCTTAATGTTGGCAGTACCTAAAATAATATTTTTAACAGCAGCAAATATTTCTTTTGCTATTTGATTCTTTTCAGGTAGCTGCGGGCCGTTAAAAACATCTTTAAGAAACTTACGAGTTGCAGGTTCTAAAAATTTTGTAAAAGACGGAGCACTAGGACCAGATCCTCCAAATATATTACTAAGTACTTGTAGAATTGATCCGCTCGATGGATGAAAGATAGAATTGATAGCATCTTCAATTTGTGAAATTGGATTAAATTGGTCTAATAGTGAAGAAGTGTGAACTAGTCCATCACTCACACTATTTAAACCATTTGAAGCATCAGCAGCATTTTGTGCTGCATTGGCTGCGGCTAGGGCCATATTCTTAATAGCATCAGTAAACGTAACAATGTTCTGCATTGAGTTGGGACCAAACAATCCAGAAGCCTTGAATCCAGCAAAAACAGGATCAAAATTTGTACTCTTGATTAGGCTGAATAATGAAATAGCTCCAGGAATCTTTTGAGAGCTAAAAAATGCTTTCGCCAAGTTCTCTTGTTCTCTAGCAGCCTGCTCTTGTGCTTTGTTGTTAAAAAATTGTGAAACTAGATTAGTAACCCCTCCTGCAATAGCACCTATCCATCCACCAGCAGCCGCGCCTGCACCAACACTACCAGCAAAACCAGCAACTCTTTGTGCAGTCGTTTGATTAAGAAGATTGGCAAAAGTCTGTCCTAGAAATACTCCCTTGATTGCATTGGGAATGATTGTTTTAAGTTCTCCAGTTGCGCCAATGAACTTCTGGCCTACATTAGACTGAGCAAACGCAGAAAAGCCGCGCTCGATTGCATTACCTTGACGACTTGCTTGTTTTGCAGTAAAATCATCAGAGGAAAGGGTTAGATTTGCATTTTTTACTGCCTCTAGAGATTGATTAACAAGAGAGAATCCTTTTTTAGTTTCATCTACTTGTACAAAAGTTGTGCTATTTAGATTAGAAATTGCTCTTGATAAATCTGTTGTATTTAGGCTCTGTGGAGTAATCGCTTTTCCAGCAATACCACCACTTGTTCCTGCTAGAGCCCCTTGTATACCTTGGAATAGTTGCTTAGAGATGTCATCTGCTACTTTGTTAGTAAAGTTGCGTAGAACAGACTTTCCAAGATTTTTAAAAGCATCTGCTATTCCATTGATATCTCCAGTAACACCATTATAAACAATGTCTCTAAAGGAATCACGAATATTCTCAAAGATGTTTCTAGCGACATCTTTCCATTTGGTTAGATTTTCTATAATCGCAGTAAATACATCGTCCGATTGCTTACGCGCTTTTCGCAAAGCTTCTTGTTGTGCTTTATCAAGTTTGGCTAGACCTTCTGATGCAAGGCGTTTGGTACTATCACTTACATCATTTCCAGCCGCAGCAGCCTCTTGAAGAACTTTTCTAAATTGCGTAAACCGCTCATTGATTGCAGCAACTTGATTTTCAATATCGCTACGTAGGAAATAATTTAGGGACCTGTTAATACCCTTTACCCCTACATCTACTGATTTTGAAGTGGACTGAACAACACCTTGTAAATAATTTAGTGCTTTAGTAAATTCTAGAACAGCATCTTTATTTTTTGGATCAATAAAGATATCGCTTAGGTTTAGAGTACCTAGAATGTCTTTTAATTTAGATAGTTTTTCTATGTTAGAAAGTTGAGCATCAGAAGTAATTCCACCAATAGATGCTTTTAGTTCTCCCAAGCTTTTCTTTAGAACTTCTACTTGTCCGGCAAATATGGTTGCCTGTCTAGCGGCTGGAAGTTTATCTAGAACCTCATTAGCAGTTTCTAAGCCTATAACGACTTGATCAGTAACATCTTTTATTGTAGAAGCATTTACAATATAGTCTTCCGCTTTTTTCTCTAGCGAATCAAAGAGATCTAATAATGCATTTCTTTTTGTCCCCTTAATATTAATTGCTTTATTAATAGCCTCAAGACCTTTTGTTAGATCTGGAATGATAAGCACAAAATCGTGTACAGTTAGTGCAGAATCAGCAGCACTTTTTAAATTTTCAAATCCTGCAATTGTTGCAACTAGAGCAGATTGTAGTTTTTCTAGTTCTAGAAAGGCTGGATTAGGAATAGCGTGTGAAAATTCCCCAGCAGTTATGATTGTTTTTTCAGTTTTCCTAATCGCTTTATGTACAGCCACTAGGGCATTTTCAGCATCAATAGCATTTTTTGCAGCTTGATCTAAAACAGTTTTTGCAGCTTCTGGTTTTAAAGATAAATCCCCAGCTTCCCCAGCCTGTTTTTGTAAACGCTCTAGTCTATTTTGTAGAGTTTGTAAATCTTCTAGTCCTTTATCAACATCTGTCTTGACAAAAATTTTCCATGTTAGTAATCCGCCAGCGGCTATGAGGGCAGCGACGATTGGATTTGCTAGAAGAGCTATAAATCCAGCGGCAAGGCCATCTAATGCAAAAGTACTAGCAACAACTCCTGCTCCCATTACTGAAATAGCTTCTCCTATTGCTGGAAGTGTAGATAGAAGAGAAGCACCAACCGAAGAGAGTATTTGTAATCCCTTAACAAGACCAAAAATAACAGCAGCACTCTTAGCAGCAGAAGCAATGTCGCCTAAATGGTTTACAATGGCTTCTAGTCCATTTAAAAGATGATCAATAAGGGGGCCTGTTTTTTCTAATACATTAACTAAAACGTCGTCAATTTTTGTACCAATACTAAGAATTCTTTGCTGTACTTGACCAGTTTTAACATCAATAATTTTCGCTGTAAGATCTTCAAGCGCCTTCTTAGCTTGCTCAAATGCCCCCGCAAAAGCCTGAGCAGAAGATACTTGGAATGCTTCAACTAAGTTTGATTTTATTCCGCTCATTGTGTGTAGAACAAGTTCACCAGTAACACCGAATGCTGCTAGACGTTTTTCTAAATTATCAACGAGCGTTCCTTGTGCTTTCCAATCACGCACCATTGCTCCAGTGATCCCCAATGTTGCAGCGAGGCGTGAATTTATTGGATTAATAGCACCCGTTAGTAGTGAGCGAACTTCCTCATTCAACTGGCGCATAGGTACACCAATAGCAGCAGCACCTTGAACGATCTTAACGGTTAAATCGCGTAAAGTATCAAAATTGGTAATACCGGCAGCGAGACCAGGGCCGATTGCTTGCTGAAAAGCAGTGACTAGTTCTTGAGTCGTCGCAGTGGTTTTAAGTCCTGCTACACGTAAAGCATCTAGTTGTTTGATAGCTATTTTTCTAGAATTAATAACTGCATTGATACCTTTTACTTGTGTCTTATCGTTTCTTATTAATATAGCCTCAGATGCGATAATGCTGGCAATACCTACTTGTGATAATTCTACTGTTTCATTGAACTGGAAACCCACCTCTACTAAAGATTTAAATCCAGTGACTAGTGATTTTATAGCATCAACAAATGTAAATACAACTCCAGCAGCAATAGAAAATTTAGCAATAAATCTAACGTAATCTGATAGAGATCTTTGTCCTTCCTTAAATGCTTTAGTGGAATTGTTTACGCCGGTACTAACTCTACCAATAGAACTACGCAATCTGTCAAAAAATCCACCCAACTTCTCTGCAGGTTTAGCCACACTATTTAGATTAGTAGCAAACGACTTTAGTATTGTCCCTTGTGATTGTAGAGGAGATTTATAAAGAGGTGATAGTGGGTTATTGGGGTTATTTCCAGCTTTAATAAATTCCTGAACTGATTTAGGAATTTCTGGAATAGGACCAAGATTTAATGTACCAGAACGCGGTAAAGCAGAAACAGCATTTGAGGATGTGTTGCTAGCCGTAGTAGGGATAGCATTTGTTGCAGTTTTTGCAACAGTTTGAGGAAGTCCTTTAGATAGATTTCGTGTAAAAGATTTTAGAGCAGAGTTCACATCTACTAGGCGTGAGTTAAAAGTCCCTAGACGAGTATTTACTGGCTTGAACGCTGAATTGGCATCGCGTAGTCTTTTGGCTAATCCGCCTGAATCTGCACCTAATGCGCTATTGAGACTTTTGAGGCTAGAAGTTAATGTCTTAATAACTTTGATAGCAGAATCAATTGAAACAAGGTTTACTTTTACCCCGGACTCTGACAGTTTTTGAAGCTGCTTTTCAAGTTGGGTAGTATCGCCCTGTACAGAAATTTTTAGAGTGGTTTTCTCGTCTTTTCTAGCCATTATCTCTTATTGTTCTTTCTGTTTGCTCTTTCAGATTCCTCTTTTTCTACTTTAGATTTTACGTTATCTACAATCTCACAAAATTCTATAAATAAATTCTGTTGATCTAAAATTCCTCCACTTTCAGGTAGAAGTCCGTGTGTAATGAATAAATTATAATACCTCATGTACTGTGAAAATTCTTTTTCTAGAAATGAAAGTGGACATGCATCACAAGTTTCGTCTTTTGAAAGCTGATACTCTGTTCCCTCTAGCATCTCCTCTGGAAAAAATTTACAAGACCGAATACGATATAATTCTCTTTCCTGACAACTTTTACAATCCCAATTTTTATATGGATCAGTTAAAATTCCACGGACCCATATTTTTATTTTTTTCCGTCTTCCTCCGTTACGCGAGAACGTGCTAGAATAACACCAGAAAGTTCAGAACGAGCGTCAGAAGGTAATAGATCCAAAGTTTCCTCTTTTGGTACTCCCTTTTTATCCGCCTTAAAAGGTACATCTTCTCCATTAACATTTTTAAAATTTTTCCAACCGCGTAGTCCGGCTAGGATTGCCTCTAGCGACTGGGTTCCAGAATAAAGACTGATAGTAACTTCATCTTTATTGTCTGGATTTTGTGATAGGCGCGTAACTTTATCTTCTATCTTGCAAAGTTCACGCGCAGTAAGAGTTCGCAAAGTAAAGACTGTAGGCTCATCCGATTTGCGATCCTCTTCTAAAATATACTCAAATGTCTGATTGGGGCTGACTGCGAAAATCATTGTGATTCTCCTTTTCATAAAATAAACTAGTTGTAGTATAAAGCGGTCTTTGATAGGGGAGAACCGCCAAACTCCCATGTACTTATTTTATAAGGTTATCCACTCATAAACAATTTCTAGAGCGCCGGAAGATTGTCCTGCCGGATTAGCAGCAGTAAAGTCTACCTGATTTACCATGAATTCATTATCAAGTGACGGGGTGACGTTTGTGAACTTGATGTATGGTAAATTAAATGTAATTGTATACCCAGAAGTTCCAGACTGAGCATTGGCATCACCAATTTTTGCTGTAATTGCAGCAGTTGTGCTATTGATAAATTTCTTATAGAAAGCATCAGCAGTAGAATATAGAACACTAAAAGATCCATTAAAACTATATCCAGTTGCTAGGATATCGGTGAGTCCGGTAGTTTCAATACTTTCTACATTCTGTGAGTCACCTGCAATATTAATAGTAAGATCGGTCAAACTAAAGCTAGTGCCGCCGATAGTGATTGTCATCAACTTTGGAATAGCTGGCTCGTATGAAGGTGCAGAATCTGTGGGTGTTGCAACAGCAGAGGTTACTTTTGTAGTTAAACCTCCAAAAGTCCACTGTGGCTCTACAACACTTCCAACAGCAAAGTTCCAAGTTACTCCAGTTACAATACCGCTAGTATGTTGATAAATTTCTCCGCTTCCGGTAGAGGGTTGCTCATTATCAAGATAGCGATAAACATTAAGCCACTTACTTGCAAGAGCCGGAGCAGATGCTGTATTAGTATAACGATAGGCAGAAGTTACACCAGCAGAAGCAGCGCCTCCCTCGCCGCCATTTCCACCATTAAGTCCCGCTGCAACTAGGAGATAATGATCTGGAATACGCGTGCCGGCCAAGGATGAAACAGCTCCAGCAGTTTGAAAATATAACTCTTTTGTAATACTTCCACCCAAAGTTTCTCTAACAGTAAATGGAAACTCTTTAACGATACTATTAATAATAACATTTCGGTCAGCAGTATCAAACGAAGAGTTTAGATCCGTATCAACAAATGGAGTACGAAATGTAGCTGAACCAATAGCTGAACCAGAAGCCAAAGCTGTTGGAGCTACATATAGTTTTTGAGTTCTTTTTAAGACTGGCATGGTTTAATTCTCCTAGTAACTTGTTATAACTAATAACGTAATTTGTTTGGATTTTGTTTTTTATTACGGATATGTCAATGGTAGTGACGTACCAGACTTAAATCTGTAAGTTAATGATAGAGTTAATTCTGCTAGAGCATAAGGATATAGGATTCCTTCATCAGTTCTTACATTGGTTATACGTGCATCGAAAACAGTTCCTGAAATAGTAGAATTTAGTGTAAAATCTCCAATAATTCTACTTACCAAGGGAGATAAGTAATCACTATCATCTTGCTCCTTAGCTTTTGTGACAATCCTAATAAGAACATCCATATTTGACTCAAAATTATCTCCAATATCAACTCTATGGATATCTTCTTGTCCAGCAATGACATAAATAACAGGATAGATATTTTCTTGCATAAAATCTGTTTGCACAGTTTTATAGGCAGCAACTCCAAAAACACTTGGAAGTGGATTTATAGAAGATAACACACTTGAAAGAATATTTTCTCTGTTATAAGTTCCGATAGTAGACATAATATTATTCTTATTATATATTTCCTATATTTTTATTTACTTTTAGTTCTATGGCTAGTCCTAGCCAATCCGTACCGGGAGTTTTATAACTAGCATATCGATGTTGAAATCCTACTGCTTGAATTTCACCATAAGGCTCTCTAGTTCTTGGATGACCACTTTCTACATTGCTTCTAAGATAATATTCAAATTTAAAAGGAGCACCTCGTGTAGTGTATTTTACCTGACGGAAAATCTCCTCATCTTGTACTTTTTCAATATCACTTTTGATTGAGCGAAGTGCATTAATATTGTTAGACTCTTTAGTAGAATATTCATGTTTGTTTGTTCCAAACTTTAGCCCTACTAAAATATGTGCGGCAGATTTCATTAGACCAGTACGTGTATAAACCTTACGAACCGGAGCGCCACCAACATATGATCCTGGGCCAAATTGTGGGTTTTTTGGCAACTGTCCACGCCAGAAGACATTAGATTGAGCGAACTTTCTAGCGTCTTTTAATTCATTGATGAGATTTTCTGCTATCTCGCTAAGAATACGCTTAACTAGATATAATCCACTATCATTAAGTTGAGCAAGCAAAGCCTTTCGATTTTGTACGCCAACTTTGCCAACTGTTTTACCTGCTGAAATTAGTGCCATAGTATTAGTCTATAACTCGAAAGGAATTACTTCATCAAAGGGGTTAGTGTATAAATCAAGTATTGCTTTTGTAGATGTAGCTAGAAATTCACGGGTGAATATTTCTCTTACTGCGGCCTGTGAATCTAGTGTTTTTGAAAATACTCCGAAACGTCCTTTGCGGTGATCTTTATAAGCTTTTACTGCAATTTCTATAGTTGCTTGTTTTACTGAGCTGGGAACTGTATTATATCCATAGACATATTCTACATAAATATTTTGTGCTCCAAAGGGAAATAATGTGCCGGAAGTTAGCTCAATACGTCCAGTTTGTGGATAATAGACATAATCATCTGTTTCTGTTAGAGCAGTAGCTGTAGATATTCCTGATTTAGAACCGGCATATTTTACTGTGCTAAGACTAATGATAGGCGCTTTAATATAAAGAAATTCCAATCCGGTTCCATTATAATATGCAGAAGTATCTGCCGAGGAAAAAGTATGTCCTGTATATTCAGTTACAACATTTTGAGCAGCAGTTGCTAATTCTAAAAGAAAATCGTCTTCCGACGTGACTGAGTCCGAGATATCTAAGTACTGTTTAACATCTGTTACTGTTATCCAAGCCATTTAGTGTATCCTTTGTGGGATTTTCTTTTTCCTTGGTGCAATAATACCATATTTGAGTGTACTAAATTATTTTCCCTACAAAATCCACGAATGCTATATACTCTTATAAAATTTCCATCTGGATCTGCAAAATCAAAACTTTGTAAAGGATTATGAACGTATTTTTCTTTAAAGTACCATTTTGTCCAACCAAAATGATTTGTATATTTTTCTTTATTAACTTGTATCATTGCGGGCCTACTTAATTTATTATCTCTACAAAACTTGGACAGATTAAATACTTTTATATTTATGCCATCTGGAGAAGTAAAATAATAAGTTTTAGTATTCCCAGGAATATTCCCTTTTAGTTTCTTAGAAATTTTCTTTTTTGTTTCTTCGGAAAATTTTCCAGCAGTTGTTCCCCCAAGCTGTATATTGTATCCATTTGGTACGATGCTATTATAAAATCTAATGTACATCTTTTCTTTTTCGTCTAAATCTTCTCTAGACATTCCATAATCTATAACTTCTGTTTTAAAATTTTCTACCCCATGTTTTTTAATTGCATTGTGTATTGGGTATTTTCTTTTCTTAGAATAGATTAAATGTTCTTTAAATCTTTTCTCCGCTGTTTTTGTTGTCTGCCCAATATATACTTTTCCATTAACAATATTTTCTATTTTGTAAATTATTCCGTACATAGTGTATATTATATCATATTCCTATAATATTGCAACATTAAAAAAGGGGAGGGAGCATGAAGCCCCGCTCCCCAAGTTATTGATTATACTACGTTTTTTAGACCTTATGGAATCTGTGACTCACCGGTGGGTTGCTGGTAATAGCAACTGGTTGCATTGGTTGGAAGTCAATACGAGTGCTAGCCACTAGCGACACGACCTGGGTGGTGATGTTCTTATCCTGCTCTACTAGCGTACCGGGGTTGAGTCCTGGGCCGGCGCCTGGTCCACCTGGGCGACCTACTATGAAGCCCGAGCGGCTAGCTAGAACCATATCCTTATTGGCCGCTAGACCAGAAGTATTACCCATATTTCCTGAGGTAGTATTCACGAACTCAGAAAGAACAATTGGAACACCAAATACATCAGCGACCTGGCCTCGGAGGATTGTAGCTCCGGGGCCAAACTTATCAACAGTCTTCACGTTAGTATCGGCTAGAAGATCGTTGTATCCATTTACACCAACAAACAAAACTAGATCATCAGTTCGCACTCCGCGAATACCCATATCACCACGCATATTTAGTACGTCTGTAGTGGAGAATACAGAAACTTGCGCGGCAGAAGCAACTGAACCATAATCATTTGCTAGCCATTTGAGACCCTGCCAAGTATTATAAACGGCAGTTTGTCCAGTTGCATTTGTGGTTTTACCATTAATGATATTATCGTCAATCTGGCGTGCTAGAGTATTAATAATATCATTTCGTAGCATGTCTAGTACTGGAACGAGTGAGTCTGCTTCAACTTCGTAAGTGAACTCGGTTAGAACGGCTAGTTTCTCAAGATTTAGAGTTACCTGAGAAATTCCTGCACTTGAAGCCGTAGGAGCAGTCTGACCCTGTGAGACTTTATAGGCAGTAGTACGAGAAGTCTGAACGGGAAGTAGGAAGGGATTCGTTGGCATACGAATCTCTGGGAACTGAGGAGCAACCAAGAGTCGTAGCTGAATTTCTAGCTCTAGCTGAGGAGAAAGACCTGTAGGAATGAGACCACTTAGAGAAGTTGGGTCCTGTGCCTTAATCTCAAAATCGATTCCGTGAACGGTAGCTAGAGTCTTCTGAACCCAAGGAGAGACTTTAGCTGCATCAGAACCTAGAATAGTCTTGTAAAGAAATACCTTATCTAGTTCCTTTTGCTCTTCTGGAGTGAAAGAGGTCTTGGGAGTAAAGCCTTTATTAGTAGGAAGAGTGGTTTCTTTGTCGTCGGTAAAGTGAATACCACGCTCACCAGCTTCCACCAATTTTCGCTCTACTAGCTCAGTTGCGACATCTTCAATGTCCTTACGAGTGAGCTGATTTTCCTTAATTGAGCTGATTAAGGAAAGTACCTTGTCTAGATCAGTTGCTTTAGTTTCGGTCTTATCGGACATTTTGTGTTACTCCTTTGAGCGTAAAATCATTTCTTGTAATTCAATGAGGGCTTTTTCAATATCTTCGTTTGAAACAGAATTATCGTTGTTATCTTCTATAACGGAATTTGTTTCATTTTCATTTTTTTCAAATGCAAATTTTTCAAATACTAAGTCTTTTAGTTCTAAAGCTTGATCATCTGTAAGAGCTTTGAATAGTGCTACAACATCTTCAAATGCTAGAGACAACTTCTGAGGTGTTTCCGATGTAGCCTTCTCATCTTCTACAACAACACCCTCTTCTTGTTCCTCCACTGCATCTTCAACTACAACATCCTTTTTATCAATTTCGGAATAAAACGCTTTTGCCATAGAAACTTCGGTGTAAGGATTAGCAGCAATAGCAACCAAAGACACCTCAAATAAATCAAGTTTTTTGATGTAGAGGATAACTTGATCTGCCACTTGCTTAAATTCATGCTCTAGTACCCTAAATCCGATGGAAGCTTGGCGAAGAATTCCTTCTTTTACAAGTTGTTTAATTTTTGGAGCTGTTTCTGAAATCATAGCCTTTACTTCTAGACCACGATTTGTAACTCTTGCTTCAACTGGAACACCAATTACTTGGTTTGGATCGTGCTGGTTTAGAATGACACCCACTTTAAGAAACTTGTCAACAGTGCCATCAAAAGCGTGTGGGTCTACAATATCTCCCATTCGATCAATGTCTGGAGTACTAGCTAGAATATTGACGTAGAAATTCTGATCGCCTTCGCCATCACCTGAAGTGCCGTCTGATGATTTGAATTCCTTAATTTCAGCTAGAAAATGACCTTCTGTATTTAGCCGAACGTCTTTAAGTTTTCCTGTTTCTACATCAAAAATTTGTCCAGTAATTTCATCCACGTATTTTTTCCCATCTATTTTAGTAAGGAGCGCACCAGCAGCATTAAAAATTTCAGTATCTTTTTGCTGACCTGATCGTTGGCGAGCTGCAATTAGAGCCGAGCGGTAGACTTTTCCATTCTTTCCGTGCGGATATTTCCAATATCCCTTTGTTTCTGAATTTCCTTCTGTAGCATGACCTAAAAACCACTTGCTATATTCTGCCCAATCAGGAGGATCACCAAGAATAGCATTACCATCCGCGCCATTGAACGTCCATGCTGTAGACTTATCAACTTTACCTTGATCAATTAGGGAACTTGCGTGAGTTTTCCCTTTTGAGTTAAGTGCATTTGACATAATAAATTAAGCCTTTTTCTTTGGGAACACATTTGTATTTGTTCCACCAATTACACCAGCTACACCAGATAGAAAACAAATAACCGCAGCTTTATAATCAGGTAAAACTTGTACACAAGCAGTAATAACACCAAGTACTCCAACCCAAGTAGAAGTTTGTTTAAACCAAGGTTTATTATCCATTTTTTATTCTCCTAATTTGTTCTAATTTATACTAACGTAATTTGTGACGATTTTGTTTTTTATTGCTAACTATATGTTGCTAGAAAATCATCTATATCTTTCATGTCAACATCATCTAAAGAATTCGTTGCATTTGGGTTAGGTCGCTCTGCTCTTGGTGCTTGCGGATCTGCTACTGGACGACCTGTAGACTGAGATGAGCCTCCTTGTTTTGGTTGTGGAATATCAAACTCAGGGCCATCTAACATGGGAAGATTAAAACGAGAAACCTTGTTGAGTTCTTTTCTAGCCTCATTTGCACTAATAATTCCAGCGTCTTTAATGGAAACCAAAAAGCGTCCAAAATCGGGTAAATCTTCTACAAGTCCTGGAATTGTATTTAACTGAAATCGTACAAAAAGAGTTTCGTCATTGTAGAAATTTTGAATAAGTTTTGTTAGACGATCTTCAATTCGAGAAAGAATGGGGCGGACGGCTAGACGATAGAACATACGAATAACGTTTGAGGAAGTAGAGAAGTTTACATTTTCGCTATTCGCAAAGAATAACATAGGAATGCGGAAAGTGGCTGCTACGCGGCGGGCTAGAAGTTGATCTATGTCACCCATTTTTACATCACTAATGCCATCTTGAATTTTCTCGTACTTGAGGCCATTTGAGAGAATAGCGATATTTCCACTCTTGCCTGCGAATGCACTGTATAGTCGCATCCATTCTGCGCGGATTTTATCTTTTATTGCCGGAGATAAATGCATAGCCGTAGAAAGAGTACCATCAGGACGAGCGGAGTTTCTAAAATAATCGTAGAGAAAGTTGTTGGTGAGAAGTAAGCTGTTAGATTCCTTTTGAATAGCTTCTAATGGAGACTGGCCCCAATAAGGCCCTTCTAGCGCGCGGTTCTTAATATGAGCAATTTGGAGGGGTTTATAAACTACTTTATTTCCTGACTTTCCATACTCATAATAATCAATAAATTTACGAGGATGCGGATGAATAATCATTTCTTGAGAATCTAGAAAGTATAACTCAGCGTGACCGTGGTCTACTTCTAGCGACGTAAAAGCATTTCCGAACAAACAATAATCTTTTATAATATCAGACATCCACTCGTTATAGGTGTGGAATGGATTTGGATTGCTAAAGAGATTCTTACGGAATGCGGCTTTACGAATATTATATGATTGAGTTAGTTCACCGTTCGCATCTTGTTTAAGAATCTCAATGGGAATCTGAGCAATAGCATCTTGTAAAAGAGCTACAGCTGTTCGCACATATACAACTGTCTTAAATGTGCCATATACTGTAGTTGGACTAAATTGTTCTGAGAAGTGGGCAGAATAAACCGCCGGAAAAGATTCTGAGTCTTTTTCTGATTGGGGAACTTCTGGTTCGATTGTTTTCTTTTGCCAAAATTTTAGATTCATGTTTAAATTAACGTAATTTGTGACTATTTTGTTATATACAGACTAAGCAGACTAGATGACTGGTTGTGCAGGTCATGTGATCTCCACGTTAGAGAACCAAATCGTTTTGTGATTAAACGGGTTATTATAACGCCAGTGATAGCACCCGAATGCTAGCCGCGGCCCGAGCTGGTCGTGATAGCCAATCGGTCCATCATGATGAACGATCTCGTAGCCATCACGATGAATCGCCAGACTGCCTATACCATCGGCACGCCAGTCCCAGGTCACCTCGACTTTCCACTGGGTCCAATGACCAAACAGGGTCGAGGCAGGGCATCGATAGAGCGTCTCTGGATGAGTCGCCTCACGATCCGGTGTGGCAGCGTGTGCATCCCATCGGGTAGTGATCTGTAGTTCACCTGCAATAAGCTGAAATGCAAGTGGTGCGGAGCGATTCTGGAAGTCCTCTGGATCGGCGTCTTGCGGGAACCAAAGGATTGCCTCACCGTCCTCATCTAATGGGTAGTCCCGTTCCATGAAGGTGTCAATATGGTAGACCAGAGGCGCTTGGAAAGGCGCGTGGTGTTGGTAGTCCTGTATGAACTCCACGCGCTTGGCCTGGTTGGCAGGGCCGCCGACGAACCAGTGGTCAACACGAATGCAATCGCGGCCATGTTCGGTGGCGAGTTGCGCGCCTCCGGGGGATAGGGTGCGGAGATGGAAGTTAGATAGATTCATATTGGGCTATCCTTTTCAGTAGATATCTGCGTTGTTTGCAAAAGCGTAGTATCTATCCCGGGCCAGATCTGCTTATTCCCGAGAAGTGCCTGCTCTTTCATCCAAATCATCGCTTGATCAATATAATTGTTCGCACCACTCGGAAACACAAAAAGACGAGCAAAGAGGTAATCCTGTGCCAGATCAAGAACGGCACCAGTGTATGTATCATATTGATACCAGCCACCAGGGACTTCGTAGTATCCAGGGAAGGTTGCTGATTCTGAAAGGTGCGGATACCAGATACCCGTAGACCCTGCATCGAATCCAACAGGTGGATCGCCGTTTTCGTCATAGCACGTTGGCAATACATCATATGCCGAATGCCCAAAGGAAATAACCTTGCCAAGGGTAAGATCATGCCAGTTATTATATAGGGATTGTAGTTTTGCGAGTCGTGTAGAGTCCGTCTCTAGAGCGATAGACTGTAGCAGCAAGTTGGTATCTACCGATCCCATCAACACCCCATCCACCCAATGCTCCAGAACAGATCCACGCTTTACCGCTGCAATAACGTAGGTTTGACCCTCCGTTCGACGAAGTAGATCAGGAACAATCGGTGTCGCTATCTGTGTTTCAGCACTGGCCGTTTGGTCAAAAAATGAAACCACGTAGGGCTGAAGTCTAATATGGCTTAAATAAAAGTTGCCAGATCCATTGTCGTAAGACCCTGCTCCTCCCGATACTGAAGTAAACGCCGTCATCATCATCCAATCAAGATCACCGATAGTTGCGACGTTCTCGGCCAATGTGCCGGTCGAATTGTACGCTGCAACAGTCACACCTGGAGCCCCACCAGCTGCTAATGTGCAGTCACCCGCCCCGTCCGATAGCGTATTACCTAAAGCACTATCCGTAATTTCAGAAATCGGCACCGTTTCCGTCATGCGGAAATCAAGCGACAACGTAGGTGCGTCACTAATGACACTCATTATTCTCTGCCTATAAACCCAGGATAAAGATAACCAGGATTAGCTATCATCCATCGGGTAGCAGCTTCCATATCATTGAGTGAAGCAGTACATCCAAGAATCGCAAACATCTTAGTGCGACGAGCACCCGTTGAGCCGGCTGCGCCGGTTAAAATGGCCCCTGCGCCAAGAACGGCATCCGTAGTAGCAACAGTTCCAACTGGAGTATCGTTTGCAACAATTTGTGTGCTTGATCCATCTGCCTTGCCGATCGCCCACACAAACGTTTGCGCCGTAATATCAACCCCTAGCCCATTGATGGATTGCACCGTTGACCTATCAGAAGCGGGTGCAACAGAGACAAGATAGTCATTGTCACCATCAATCCCAGCGAAGGGATAGGCTACTGCATTTTTCGCACGAAGGTTCATATATGGATAGGTAATCACACCAAAGGTCATGCCATCCATAATTCCAGAATGTATCATTCCAATATTGACGTAGGCTGATAAATCAAGACCAGCACTTAACGTAATAGTTATGTCTGTTGTTGCTCCAAGCCTAACTCCTCCAGAATCAGACACACTACCCGCAGGCGTCCCAGCTGATATCATAGAGATACCACCAACACGATCTGTGATGGTGTAAGTATCCGCATCATAATCATCGGAGTGCCATAGCGCCTTGATGCACGGAAAGTATTTTTCCAGGTTTGCCGCCGTTGGAGTGCATATCGCAAGAAGTGCTGGGTCGTCGTAGGGCTGTAGAGCAATCATGCTGTCACCTCGATAAAGAATTCGCCAAGAGCATTAACGAGCGCAACTACACCAACGGTCATTACTGGTGAGGTAGGTTTTATCTCTACATCCCCAGGGCTGGGGATTTGGATTCGCGGCCCGGCTAATGTTTTATCCAGCCATAGATCACGAGTGGTTGCGTCTGGCGGGTTGGCGCAAAGCAATAACGCCTGAGCGGGGTCCCCACCCGATGTCGCAGGAACCATCACCACGCGAAATTTTCGCGCGGCCGCCGGCAGTGTGATCGTGACCTCTGTGGTAGACATCGAATAAATAGGTGTGGACAAAACTGGCCCGACCACATTACTTGCCACCGGCTTGCCGGTGGGGTCGGTGGCGTGGGGAATTATCTTCGCTCCCTCATGTTTTAAAACTGTATAAACCGACATATCTCGCTACTCCCTATATGTTCGCACTTCTGATTGTTTTTATTTACTAATAATTCAAACACGTTTGCGTAAAGCTACTAAACCTACAATAGTGCTTCCGAATAGAAGCATGGAAGTTGGTTCTGGAACTGCTGCGCCTAGAGGGGCTGCTAAACCTGTTACTGTAGCTGAGAAAACCTGTGGGGGAACAATATTCACAACTTCTTGCCAATCTTGACGACCTGGCACATTTGCTAGAATATCTGGGTAATCTGCGGCTGCATCAGGAAATGACATGAACCACGCACCTGTATGAGTTAGCAAGTCGGTATTCCATGGCTGAAAGCCAAATCCGCCTTCACTAATTCCACCTAAAGGAAGAGTCCAAATTTCAGGTTGCCATGGTGCAATGTCCGCAATATCCGCAGTTGAAACAGTGGGGACGAAAAATAGAGAGGTTAGAAAAATGAGACTGAAAAATAACTTGTTCATTATAACTCCTTTAAAAATAGGATTCAATCCAATGTTACTACCTTAACGTAATTTTGTTCAATCTTGTTTTTATAAAAATGAGAATTCTGAAATATTCTCTTGTTTTTCTTTTTCAAAATTAGATCCACCTAATACAGAAATTACATAAGAGAAAACACAATAACGAAGTGCGTCTAAACAGTCATCATTTACTTTATCAATTCGTATGTCTCCACTTTTTGTTTCTTTGAATGCTAAGTCCATGAATTCCTTGATTAGATCTGGACAATTATCCTCAACTACAAACATCTTTTTATTGGCTAGAAGTTCCTTGATATAATTTCGTCCAGAGTCTACATGTTTGACTGCTTGATTTGCCCACCACTCAGAATTAGCAGCTTGAAGATCAGCGATAGCTTGTGGAGCAGCGTAATCGTAGAAAATATGCTCAATTTGGTTAAAATTAATACCTAATTCATCAAGTATCTCAAAAAAGCGGTCGTTGTGGTAGGTAGCCGGTTTCTTTTGTACTTTGTATGAATATAATACCCACCACTCATCATATACAGGAATGTAAGCAGCTAAAACAAAGGCCCACGGGTGAGTAAATCCTGGGTCGATTCCTACTGCATATTCCACATGTAAATCTTTCTTTCGTTCCTCAAAATCTTCCATATTTACTAAATGTGTCTCTACAGAAAACTCTTCATAAACGGTTCCCTCTGGTGCCGCCCATTCTGCCAAGTATTCTCTAGCAAAGGCATCTTCTGACATTCCACCAGGTTGACCAATAGTGCGTTTAGCTTCATCCATATCTCCTGATTGAAGAACAATTGGATTAACATCGGAAGGAAATTTCCAACTACGCCAACCCGCTTTTTGCCCCTCTTTTGTAAGTCCTCGATAGTAATATTCTTCTAGGTAAGAACCATAGACAGGAGTAGAAATAAACACTACACGACCTTTACCACTCCCTAAATCAGAAGTTGCAGTAGAAGTTGCAGGACGAATAATTTCCTCAAAAATCTTCCTACCGCCTGGAATATTTGCAGCTTCCTCAAAAATAGTTAGGCTAGGCTCAAATCCTAAAATACTCTTTGCATTTTCAGCGGAAACTACAATGAGCATAGAACCATTGGAGAGTTTAATTTTTTTCTCTCGCATATTTTTTTCGCTAGGTTCAAGCCCCAACTGATCCCGCAAAAGTGTTACGATGTGAGTAAAGACAATTTCTGCATTGCGATAGTTTGGAGCGATTACACAAACAGTAGCATCTGGTTGTAACATTTCACAAGTGCCTAAAATTGCACAAGATACTGTTTTTCCAAATCGTCGCCCCGCTAACAAAACATTGAAACGGGCATAGTTAGAAGGCTCATAATAAATATCAAAAAAGTCTTTCTGACCAGCGTGCGGAGTAAAATTTAAAGAAGAGAAAACAGCATAATAATTAATTGGAAGTCTGGCTGCTTTCTTTAATGAATTCTTCTCGCTAGCAATGTTTGTAAGAGCAACTTTATTCAATCCCTCTACTGAAAGCTTTCTCTCTGTATCGGCTAGAAAAAAGTGCATTAACCAACCAGGAACATTTTCTTCTTCTGAGTCGTAACAAATGGCTAAATCTTCAAACGTCTCCACTTTAAAAGCAACACGAGATAACAAAATATCTTTTTCAATATTAATTGGAGGAGTAGACGTAATTGGGGAAACAAATGTGTCAGGTAGGCCCATTGAAGCAATTTGACTATCAAACATCTTTATGTCAGTTAGGCGAGTTCGAGCAAGGGATATGATTTCTTTATGAGTAATATCATTAATTGTCCTAATTGCAGAAATCATGTGAGCATTTTTATCCACTGCAGTAGAATTTCTTAATGGTTGGGCTTCATTCCTCCAAATAGTAGCAGAGACAAAACCTTCTTCTATGAGCGCATTTTCTAACTGATCATCTGTACTTTTAGGATTGGCTAGAAGGTATCTCTCTACAAAAAGTATTGCGTAAGAAATAGATAATTTCCAACGAATTTGATCAAGTTTAAGAGAATTGATAAATTTCTTTGCCTCGACCAAACTAATGTCTAAATCTTCATGTCTAGCCACAATCCATTTGGGGAATAGTCCTTTTATGGATTCTTTAAGTATTTCTTTTTTTTGTTTTCTTGTGAGCATTTAGTGGGAATTATTTTGGGGTGAGTTGACAACACGTTTTAGAATTTTAGTTAGATTATCTTGTTTTTCGTCTGAGTTACTTTCCATGTACTTACGATACTCAGCTAGAACCTTGTCCATATTCATTCGCTCCACCTGAATCATGCCAAGAATTTTTAGTAGAGAGGCGAGATTGGGAGTTTCCTTTTCCTTCTCATCTTTATACAATTTCTCAATTTCTCGAATAAAATTGGCTCTATCTAATAATGAATTCTTGTATAAAAAATGCTCATGAATGGCATTAGCTTTAGAATCGTACATCAAATATGAGTATTTTTGTAAGTCTTTATCCCCGAAGAATTTATCACAAGTTTGAAGGGATTGCGCCCATTGATAAATTATATCTAATTCATCCTCTGTGAATTGTAGATAATATTGCTCAGGTACAGAATGAACAAGGGCTTCAGAAATTTCTACTGTTTTCTTTACATCAAGACCCATTGCTATAATATTTTCTTTTATTGGATCTAGATGTGGTTCGAGATTTTCCATGTATTCTACGACCTCCTTAACAATTTCAAGATCTTTTTCAGGAGTAACAAGTCTTCGTATAAAATCATCATTATTGACCATTTTTTCTGTAATTCTTAATCCTGTCTATTTTAGTCAAGTTTGCGCCACCCTTGTATTTTTCTTCAATTTGTGGTAACTCTTGTTTATATTAACGTAATTTGGACTAATTTGGATTAATTGGCTCTAATTAGTTCTATAAGACTAATTGGATATAATTACGACCGGAGGGAGTCATATCGACCTGGCTAGAGTCTATCCCTACCTTATGTGAGTTTACTTTGTTTAAATAGTCACAAATTATCACAATAGTTACAATTGTCACATTACGACCGAGGGGAGTTATTGTGATAGGCTAGAAAATAAGCCATAGAACATAAAAATAAAAACACAAAAAAAAATAAATAAAGAAATTAAAAAATAAAATAAAAATATATACTAATAATAACTATCAATTGAGAATTAATATCAAGTGTAGTAAAAACACTACACTTTATTCCAAATATCCCTTTTTCTAGCCAAACACCCCTAATAGTAACAATTATCACTAATTACTTTATTATATTATTATATTATTATATTATTTTATTATATTTATAGTAATTAGTTATTATTAGTTATTATAGTATTTATTATATTATTATATTATTAAGTAATTAGTGTTAATAGTAACAATAGTAACAATTGTAGTAATAGTAACAATTAGAGTAATTAGCCTAATTAGCCCTATTAGAGTAATTGTAATAACTAGCACCAGTTTTACTCGTTGTACTTTAGTAACGAATTTTCTTCCATTTTCATTTTTTTGAATCTTGACATTTCTCTAAATATTTGATATAATACAAGAAAATTACAACTTAACGCACACTAAATAGGAGATAATAAATGGCAGACAATTCACTCTCAACCCAATTTCAACAAAAAATCATTACAATCCTCGCTCTTCCCTCAATTCTCTCGTACATAAAATCCACCTTTCACAGCTATCTTTCTACAGGTTGTGCAGCAGGAAGATTTGACTATTACGAAGATATTGATTTTATTCAGGATATCCATCTCCACCTCTTTATCGTACTTGAAAAAAGAATAGCAGTAGGCTGGAATGAAACCCAATTAGATCAATATTTTACACCTGGCCTAATTAGAATAGTTGTGCGTAATTATGTTATCGATTTACTTCGCACAAAGAGCACAAAAGTAGCCATTAAAGAATCAGAGAGCATTGATAATGATTATCTATTAGAACTTGCTCGCCATACTGACAACACTCACTTTGAAACTCTCATGGAAGAATATCTAATTTCCTCCACTTTCGATAATGCAGAGGAATTTGAGTTTCTTGAGGAAGTATTCTCTAGCCTGCCCGATTTACAAAAAGAAATCCTATCATGTATATTACTTCCTAGGTCAGAATTTATCGATTTTTTCCAATTCTACCTCAGAGAGCTAGGAATCAAGACAGAAAGTGAAATTATCGCTAAGTTCCTTGGTCTCTCACGAATCGATTATTTTGTAGAGTTACACCAAATGAAAGAAACTATCGCAGAAAAATTAGGAATAGAACTCAGATCCATGAACGAACAAGATATCTCAGAAGTACTCAACGCAGGCAAAGGAGATCTAAAATGAACGATACTGGATTTTTATATAATCTAGACATTGAGGTGTATGATCCAAAGACAAATCCGTGGGCTCAAGGACGGTATCTTGTCCACGGTATTGATGATAGTTTTTGGACGGACAATATAGAGTCAGTTTTAGAGTATTTAAGAGATGACCTAAAAAGAGCCACAGAGAGGCCATTTTGAAGATTCTAATGCCTCTACCCATGGCCAGGTATTACTTTTTAAAGTTATGTTCCAAAAACCCTCACTACGCCCACTTTTCAGACATTCCGCGGGCATTTTTAAAGGAGTTTCAGTATGAATCCACGAGAAGCTATCAGAATGAGGATTAAGCAGTATTGTTTGGACTGTTGTTGTGGCGGTCGTAAAGAGGTAAAAGAGTGCACTTTGACGAAATGTGTTTTCCATCCATTTAGGCTAGGAAAGATACCAAAAGATGCCTATGAAACATCTGTATTACGAATTGTAAAACTTATGTGTGGTCAATGTACTGGTTCTACTCGCCCAACTAGTGCTAAAGATTGCTCTATTACAAATTGCTCTCTTCATGATGTTCGGGAGTGTCAAAGTCTTCCTAAAGAATTACCCCCAATTAAATCTTATTGGGAAGGTAGGAATTTGCCTCTCTATGTAACAAAAGCAACCACAAAAGAGTAAAAAATAATCGGCAAACAATTCGATTAAGTTGCCAATTATTATATTCGATTAAATTTGGGAAAATAATCCCAATATGCTCAATTTGGCCTAATATACTCCAATCGGGCCAAATGGTGCCTTAACTTGCCAACAATTAATTTGCCCTTATTTTGCCCATCTTGTCTCTAGCCATCAAAAACTGTAACCGGCACTTTTCTATTGGAAATTTTGATTTATTTGCCAATTATTCCGCCAGATTTACATTTACACTGCACGAACATGCCGGAGGCTAGGAAGCATTCCCCGCGTTGCAAATGTCCACAATTTTTACAATCCGCCCCAACCTGCGCCAATTTGCCCCAATTATCCTAACTAGCGCGAAGCGGCACAATTCGCACCAATTATCCTAACTGGCACGATTCTTGCTTGCGTGCCAGTTATGTCAATTGCGCCGATTCCTATAACTAGCGCGAGCTGGCATGATTCTTGCTAGCGTGCCATCGTTCTAAAAATAGGACAATGGCGCCAGTGTAGCAAAAAAGCGACAGTTAGCGCAAGCTGGTACAATTTGTGTCAATTGTGATAAAGTGTAGTGAAAAAGCGACACTAGGCCTAAAAAGCGTCAATTTTTTGACTATTCGAGCTACATTTTTTGTAGCTTCCTACATTTTTTGTAGCTTCCTACATTTTTTGTAGGTACTAGTGTAGTGTTTTTACTACACTTTTCACTAAATCGTCACAATTAGTGTAGTGTTTTTACTACACCTCCCCCATTACATCCGTCACCCACCCCTCAAACAAAAACACCACAGAGTCAAGTATCCCCTCATTTTCTAGCATTTCTGTTACTCTTTCGTCGACCCTCTTCTCAATCCTTTTCATACGAGTCAACGATTGCCAATGGCTACCACTAAGCCACGATTCAACATAGATTGCCGTATACTTCTTACCCATTGTCGTTACTCCTTCCATGTTGCAGTTAGTCTAATCGTCACAATCCTCGCCGTCGTCACAAGCAAGCCAGTCCCGCCAATCCTCGCCGCCCTCGCCATCGTCCATACAAGAACAACGCTCGCCAATTTCCACAGGATACCCGCATTCCAAACAATCGACATAATGTACCCAGTCTCCACGTTCACGATCCCACGTTCCGCCACGATTAGGGCAACCGAATTCATGGCACGCGATACCGTTTATAGAGACTAGTTCGCAGCATTGACAAGTAATAGCTTTCATTGTCTCCCCCCTTTCTCTTTCGGAATCATCACAAAAACATATCCACCCTTCACACTTCCTCCCACCATATCAACATTCCAGCCCATCCTATCGCATAAAGCTCGCGCCGCTTTCCGATACACCGCTTCCCCGGATAGTGCATAGGGGTAGGGAATCGTCACTCTGTTACCGTCCCCGTCGCTGGCGACAATCCGACTACCCCTTGTGTTAGTGGGGCCAAGATATTTGGTCATAATTGCTTTCATGCTGGCGCACCCTTTCCATACTGTCGCAAGTGAGCTAATCGCTCTGCATCGGAAACAGTCTGAACGTGGGGATTAGCCTTTCCGCAATCGCGCATAAATTCAGCCCCCTTTCGCGTTCTAAACGGCCCGATAACATAACAATATGATTCCCCATGTGTTGCACGAGTAGGCTCAGCGGAAGCACTAAAAACTTTCCGATCGGCGTTTTTGTTTATTCCTACATAGATCACTGTTTTATCCTTTCATTACCCTAATCCTCGCAACCGTCACAAGCAAGCCAATTGTCGCAAGTTTCCCGGTGGCTCGATCCCCTCGCCACCATTCGCCCCCGCTTCCCCCCTTGCGACAATTGGCCGATTGATCCTGCGTCATCCTACACGCGCCTACGCTACCTTTACTACCCTCCCCCCTGCTACCTTGACCCTAGCGTACCATCGATGGGGCTGCGGATAGTGCGGCCCTTCTACCGTGCATTCTCCGTCAGTAGGAGGTCCACCGAAGGGGCCAGGATTCCACAAGGTTACATGGTCCCCCCGTGTTACCGCTTCTTTCAATGCCTTTTTGGTCTGGAAGTTTGTGCTGGTATACATGGCCCTTTTCCTTTCGTTTCTAGCAGATTACAAAAAGCGCCGCCGATTGAGTCAGCCTACCATCCGAAGATCAGAACGGGGGATGACCACAAAATACTCGCTAGTATTCCACCCTTTCCCTGTCTCTTCTGCCGTCCCCCAAGGTCGCAGGATCGGCACAGTAGCAGACACTAGCGCCAGGTCACCACGAAACGCTAGGACGGTCACGTTGCGGAGAATGGCGCGGGAGCCGTAGTGTGCCCATTTTCCATCTCGCCGCTTGATTAATTTGGTGAATCCCGTTCGCGCATCCTGTAGCATTTTTTCCGAGTTATTGAAATGGCTCTCATTTGTGTACCGAGCTGCCTTAACGCCTAGCAATGGAACGGTGAAGGGTTTACGTTTATCGGTTTTCATTGCTCTACCCCTTTACGTTTAAGTGATCGCCTACAATGTTTACTACGCCAAACTTTTCGCTAGCGCAGCGGCGACAATAAACCCGATTATCGCTAGGCTCTACCTTATCAATTAATACGGTATCAAGGGGGTACATTAGGCCGCAGAAAATACACTTTACCCTCAATATGCGATTATTGGCACCGCGCCATAGAGTTTTCATTGTATCCCCTACCCCTTCTTATTCTTCGACACAAGGTCAATACACTCCGCAAACTTCCCACTATCGTACACAATTGCTCTCCGTCCACGCTGACCTTGCGGTTTATCCACCGTTCCGACAGCGGGCACGGCGAACAAGCTAATGATGGCTCGTACGGTCGTAGTATCCAGCCCGTGCGTGCTTTCCAAATTTTTCACGGTTCCGGGAATTGTCACTAGTTCGGCCGGTACGTAGTCAGTAGTCGTGTTTTCCATTGTCTTACCCTTTCGTTTTTGGTTAGGTTATTTTCTAGCGTGGTTATTGAGCCAAGCGCAATCCGTTCCACGAATTAGGCTCAGTTTTCACAACGTAGATATGTAGGTGCGCGCATGCCTCCCGTTCGGTCTATATGGCGCCTGCGGAGAATCATACACAACCCGCACCCTTTTCATATCTCCGCGCCTTTCTACCCAAGCTATCATGTCCCGCTGCAATTCGGGAGCGCAAGCCCACGCTGCATAACTCGCCCCGCCTTCTACCTCGCCCCACCCTGACAGAAAAGAGTCTGTACCTATAACAAGGCAGGTTAGACTCTTTTTTTGCTCTTCGGTCCTATCGTCCTGAATAATCATCACAACACCCCTAATGTATAAAGGTTGATTGCTAGCGACATGATCGCAAAGACATACACCCCAGCTACTAGCGCGCGGGTTATTAGGCTTTCTTCGTCCATTGCTCATCCCCTCATATCCCAAACTGGCGACAAAGATTATCAATATCGTCAAACTCTACCGCGATGGGCTCCCCTCTCTCCCGTGTGCTCCCCCTCTCCTGCGACCATTGCTCTTCAGATATGGTGCGCTCTTCGTTTCCTGTGCAGATAGCGGCATATTTCAGATTCACGACAGACGACCGCGGCGCCTTTACCGTATCGTTCATCGTCCAGACTACGCAGTCACCATAAGCTGCCCCTACTGGCGCTTTTACGATTGTTTTCATCCCCTCCACTCCCCCGCCGGGACGTACTCAAGATTGATCCTAGCGCCGAATGGCAGATAAACGCTCACCTCGTGGCAAACATCGGCCGCTTCACCACCGAAAGAACAGGGAACATCCACGATAAACGAAAGGGTGACACAGGAAAACTTTTTTGCCTGATCATCATGGATTGACACGATCTCTGCACCGGCACACTCGTGAATAGCCGTGCTCTACCCTTTCGTTACTTCGCCAACGTGTTGAGAAGGTGCGCCATACCCCACAAAACGGGTGAATAGATAATGGCGATCAAAAATAGGTAGCGCATGATGTTAGCCTTTCGTGGTTTGGGTTTTTACCGTGCAATCTTTCCCAGGATATAGCAACCCGCGTGCCAGTCTCCCCCATTCCCCCCTTTTGCCACAAACTATTGATTTTATTCAATCAATACAAACTAGACCAACTAGTCAGTGTGAGAAAAAATATTCCCAATTGAGCACCTAATAAAAACAAGAGCTTACAGATTTTTTCTACACTTATGAATTTACGCTACTCTAAGCCATTGTTTTATTTAATGAAAAATTTTTCCCACTCCGCGCCCACTTGAGAAGAAAATTTCCCACTATATCCCTCCTGGCCGTTGTTCCCTAAAGAGAAGGAAACGCGCGCACGTAGCAAGAATTATACCATATCTTTTTCCTATCCTATTTTTTCAAATTTAACATCGTGAGACTCAAATAATCTGCCACACTAGAATTAAATAAAAACAAATCCTTTAAAAAACAAAGATATAGACACATTACCAATGGTTTAGTAGAATCAAGCAATCGTTATGCCAGAAAAAGAGCCAAGCAAGAAACATGCCAGAAAAAATTTATGCAATTCGCGTACCAGATAAATACTATAGACTTTAAAGTTGATAGACTTTACAGGATTTCTGAAAAGAAAAACAGGCTCTTGACTCTAGCTCCCCTTTTTGCTAGATTAGAACCGTAACCGGAACTTTTGTATTGGAAATTTTTTGGCAATCGAAAATCGTTTCAATTGGGGAAATTATGACTACTACCCAGTCGTAATGGAGCGCAAATAAATACCCGGCGCTAATAAGGAGAAGTTATGAGCCAAAATAAACAAACAATGTATTTTGAATATTGCCCGTCTTGCCGTGGAGATCTCGACACTGGTTGGGAGTGCAATAACTGCGGCCGTGACTGGCTCCCTTGGGCATATCCACGATGGCGTCGCATAGTGGACGCCATCAAGGCAATTTTTCAGGATTAGGCCCCCTCGGCGGCCAGCGAGTTCTCCTCACTGATCTTGGTGCGGTACTGTATCAATATGTTTCTTAATAATTAACCCATAACCGGAGAAATTGTCATGTCCCTCTCTAATAAACACTTTGAGAGAATGGCGAAAGCTTTTAGGAATAATCGCCCCCCTGATTTGGAGGGGCTCAAGTACATTGAGGCATGGGAGTGTTGGAATGCCTTAATTAGTGAATTCTGTCTAATGGCAGAGGAAGAAAATCCTCGCTTTGACCGCATTAAGTTTGGTAAAGCTTGTGGTGAGGACTAGCTAACAAATCGTCACAAATTGCGACTAATTCGTCTAACATTGCGAGAAGCAAAATGAAAAAGTATACAATTATTCGTCTAGTGTATGGGGGTATTCCAAATTTCTACGTTCCAAAAGTAGAACATCTTGAAACCGTAGATATTAATAAAACTTTGGAATATTATGATTGGGATGTTCAAATTGTTTTAGACGGGCATTGTTCTGAATCACTAGATTGGGGAAATGAAAATGAAAAAAGAATTGCTCGAAGATTATCTAATTGATCAAGTAGAAAAACTAAAATCAGAAAATACTTTTTTACTTATGAATTAATGGAAGTAAATAATGACGGTTCTTTCTATGGTCATTCTCTAGCTAAACTTGTAAACAAAACTCTAGGGATTTAACCAATGTCTCTTTTATCGCGCGGGAACAAAAAGCTGCCCAAAACTACGGCAATTTTTAATCTGCCTTCCGTAGAGACTTGCCCAGGATCTACGGAGTCTTGCCGAAAGCTTTGTTATGCGAAGCAAGCGGAAGCAATGTATCCCACCGTACTTCCGGCTCGTAATCGTAACTTGTTGGCTAGCAAAGAGGCATATTTTGTTTATAAAATCGCAGAAGAATTGACCCCACTTGTAAAGCGTCAAAAAATTGACACTGTTCGCATTCATGAGTCTGGTGATTTCTATTCGCAAGCCTATGTAAACAAGTGGCTAACCATTGCCAGAATTTTTCCAACAATTCAGTTTTACGCACATACCCGCTCATATATGTTCGACTATTCAAAGGCTCCCAAAAACATTAGATTTATTGCAAGCCTTGATCACGATAGCCTTCCTGCCCAATATGACCTAGCCAAAACTGTAGGCCATTCCGCATTTATGGGGATTGAAGTAGCTGACAAAATTAGTCATATTGTAACTCGTGGAAATACTGTAACCTGCCCAGGCTCTTGTAAATCGTGTAATTATTGCCACAATACTAGTGTGCACAATGTCAGCGTAGCATTTAAGATTCACGGAATTCATGCCAAGGGTCGTAGGGTAAAGAAAGGAAATTAAATAGGAGAATAACATGAAAATGAATTTTGTTCGTTTATTTGGTCTTTTTAGAGAAAAGCAACTTCTTGTTTGTTTCGATATAGACGATAAGGGGAGTAGTTGCAAATTTCTAATGGCGTATGGAAATGGTACGCAAACTTGCCTATGCCCCCATTATAGTGAATGCCCACAAATTAAAACAATTATGGGGTGGCACTGCTGATTCAATTGGAGACTAGAAATGTACTTCGTTAAAATCTACATGAAAAGCGGTAACGTCGTTGAGTTTCCCACAGATAACCTAGAGTGGAAGTATGAAGGCGAAAAAATTATATCCCTATCTTGGAACAAACTGAAAGAGGAATTAGACATCCTTCAATTTATAAGCGTTGATCAAATTGAAGCAATTGTAAGGGTGGGAGCTAATGACTAGATCAGATTTAAGGCTAAAATATACCGTGCTTCCTGTCAATGAGCATACCAAAGACAGTGATATTTTGCTAAAAATTCTTGTAAGAAAGGTTGATCGAATGTATGGTGTGATTGCAGATCTACGTAAGCACGACGAGTATCGATTCCTAGCAGACACCATTCAACAAATTCTCGAAAAGGATTAGGCTACCGCCATGCATAAGATAACCTCTCTATTCTATCTTGAGAAAAATTGGAAGGCTATTGTAAAGGAAGCTGCCAGCACAGTTCGCCTATCCTCTGCTCTAACCAATTTTCATAACACACAAGGCTCCAAGGAACTCACTCTAAAACTTGTAACGCGCAAGACTACAAATGCTGGCAAAGCAACATGGAATCATCATAAGAAAGAGTTAGCTATAGAAATAAATAAGCCCCTTTTTGATAAGAAAGAAAACTGTAACGAACTCCACAGTACGGTCATGCACGAACTAGCACACATCTTTACATTTATTGTAGACCATTCAATGGATCATGGCCCGAAGTGGCGTCAACTCATGGTGAAATTAGGTGAAGTACCAGAACGTTGTCACAGTATGAACACGACAGCATTAGGTAAAAAACGAACCCGCTATGTTGTAACCTGTGAGGAGGGGTGCGAGTTCCGTTTGACAAAATACAAGCTAGAGAATAATCTAGGTAGATATTGCTGTACGAAACATCGTAACCGACTTTCTTTTATTGGAAAAATTGTGGAGATCTAGGTAGAATGGCTCTATTCTGGCGACACTGGGGAAGATACATTTTCAGAAAGGTATGGAGAGATCGTTTCCGAAGAATTAGAAAGAATTCTAAGAGAGGAGTATGAGGTATGAATTTAGATCTTAATAATATTCACGATTGGCGAGCGAACGCTTGGACTACGTATGCCGCAGAATCTATTGCATCGAAAGAAAATGATTGCTTATATAGATTAAAGTTTAAGTGCAATTGCGTTGGGCATTACCGCGTTACTCTAGCTGGTAATATTCTCTATCAGGGTAGTCAACTAACCACCGCCGTAGCTGCTTGGGAGAGTGCGCACAAATCATAACTAATCACCGCAATATTCACCGCATTCACAAATTAACCCCACTGGCCCAATCGGATCAGTGGGGTTTTTGCAACGTAACCGGGATATTTGTGCTGGAATTATTCTAAAATTCCTAATTCCCTAGACTTCTCCATGTAATATTCTACTCTTTCTTTCTTAGCATCAATCTCTCCACTATTTACCCTAATAGCAACAGTTGTATA